TCCGAAATGGGCGCCTCGCATCATTTACCAATCCTCCGACTTGCACAACGTGGTTCTTGGGCCTATCATGTGGAAGTGTACCAAACGTATGTTTGCTTCAATGGAACATACGCCGCATACTGACGTGTCATACATGGGTGCTTACTCTAAGGATAGCACCCAATTAGTTAATCGTATTACACGCCATGGTACTGAGGACTCGGTTTATCTCGAGTCTGACTTTTCTTCCAATGACATGACCCAACTGGAGGACGTCCACCTGTTGGAGATGGAGTGGTTGCAGCGTTTCGGAGCTCCTGCATGGTTGACCGCATTGATGCATGTCGCTAATAAGTTTAGGGCAACATCATATAAACACAAGGTCAAAGTGCAGATTGAGAATCAGCTTCCGACGGGCGCTCAATCCACCACTTTTCGTAACTCGTTATGGAATGCCTCGATCTCATACTGTTTCGCCCTTAGGATGAAATTGGATGCCGACGTTTTGTTGCTTGGAGATGATAATCTTATGCACATCTACTCTTCTGTTACCCGCAAACGCCAGGCCTTACGCCGTGCTTATGAGCACGTCACGCGTATGGCTGGTATGGTGGCAGAAGTGAAGGTGCGCTCCCATCTCTCCGAGTGCGAATTCTTGTCGAAACAATTTCTTCCCGATGGTTCGTCTTTTGTTATGGCTCCAAAGCTTGGGAAGTCAATTGCGAGGTTCAATGTGCGTGCCACCAGCAATGAGGCGATCTCTGACCGTGAGTATATCGCGGGCAAGTCGCTCTCGTACGCATATGAATTTCGTTACGTCGGCCCCCTCTCCAGAATGTTCCTTTTGAAATTCTTGGAGATGGAGGTTGACGATCCCGCCTTAGATGCTTTGGGTTGGAATGCCAAGGGTGCCTTTCTTCGGTTAGGTACTGGTGGAATCATGTCTGCCATAGATAGAGCTCACTCTATCTCGTTTGATGACATGACCAAGTTCTACCATTGGCGTTACAACCTGCTTGCACCTGAAGTTGTTGCTTTGGTTGCCAAAACTCTTTTCGGCGACCGGGATTTGGATCCTGGCGAAATTGGTTATATCACTTCGGATTTCACATGATGTGGTTGTTTATGGTCCCCGCCAAATCGGATGTCGCGTGTGT